AGCTTCAGAGACAAGCGCCAAGAATACGATGGTGCTGCTGAGTGAGTCGGATGCCGTTACAGACTCGCTGGCAAAGGCCACTGCCACCAGGCTGGTGTCTATCGCGTCAGCAGCAGATCCAGACTCCGCGATGCTCGCCACCATCGTGGCAATGTTAGTTAGAACATCGGACGCTGACAAGTTCTCCGATATGTTTAATCCAAGAGTTGTAGTTGCTGAATCGGTATCTGCCGCAGATCCTGACTCAGATAATGACTTGTCGTATGCAAACCCACCAATCAAAAAATCGCTAGTTACGCTGACGCCATACGGCCCGTACCCGTAGAAGTTGCCGCCGTAGCCACCCGCGATAGCGTAAACAGAGTACGAATTCCCTGGTGCGCTGAATGGTGTACCGAATGGCGCAAGACCAAACATGGTTAATCAGCCGGTGGAGAGCCGCCTTCAGCTTGGGCAGCCAACGCAGCTTCGTATGCAGCGAGTTCCTCGCCTTGCAGTTCAATCTCTCTGACCTCGCCGGTCTGGACGTTAACTTCAATTCGTGTAGGTGTAGTCATGGCTTACTCGTACAGGATGTTTATTACGCCAGCGTCAAAGGTGTTGCTTCCGCTTCTTGTCAAACGAACAGCAGTTAAAGTACCAGACAACGCAACTGAGCCATTTGAAAAAACAATGGAAATTGTGCTGCCGTAGCCAGAATAAGTTGCCAGCCATGTATTAGTTGATGCGCTCAAAAGTACAAGTGTCAGGATGCCCACGTTTGCATTTGCAGCCGTTGCATTTCTTATTGAAAACCCGTTTCCTGGTTGGCCTGCACCAGATGCAGGCGCAGTGGTAAGATTTTGAGTTCCACCAGAATACCCAGAAGTTACATAGGTCGGTGTCCCACCATATCCAAGTTGGATTAGCGGGGTATCTGTTCCAGATAGTGATACACCGTCCAACATAACAGTAATTCGTTTGACCCAACTTGGCAGGCTTGTGAAATCTACAGTAGATTGGTTTGTCAGTGTTACAGCAGTTCCAGATGCAATCGCACCGCCTTGGAGAGTCTTGTTTGTCAGCGTCTGGGTAGCATTAAGCAATACCGCTTGGCTTGCTGGGTACGTCACAAAGACGTTTTTGCTTCCTGCTGAAAAGTTCACTAAGTTGTTTGAATTGCTTGACTCCAGAACCGTTGTCCTTGCAAGCGTTGTTCCGGAAGAAGTGTACGTTCCTAGTCCGGTCTCCCAATTTGTTCCGTCAGTGATGCAGTAGTAGGTGGTATTACCGTTACCGATAGCGGCAAATGACTGATAGCCGGTTACAGCACCGGCAAGCGTTACAGTACCAGTACCTGTTGTGGTAGTGGTCTCTTGTACGCGATCATCAAGGACTAGAGCCATTGAAGACTCCTATAGGTCAGCTTGCAACAAGTTCGTCTTCTTTGAAGAAACGCTCTTGTGCCTGGTTTGATTGGTCTGTGTATTTAACTCTGAACAACAAGGTGGAATCGTTATCCACAACTGCGCCGACCACAATCGTGCCGGTCATGGATGTACCCTTGATGGTCACGCTGTCGCCTGTCTTGAACGCCATAGCTGCCCTTAAACCGACGCGGTGTAAGTGACGTTCAGCGTGTCACCAGACGCGATAGAACGGTTGCCACCGGTAAAGCTACCAGCAGAGTACAAAGTGCCAGTGGTGCCCGATTTAGTGCTGTTGGTGGTCAGGAATGCACCGGCCACTGTGGCTGTGGCGTTGATGGTGAAAGACGTTGCCGTAGACACTTTGGAGCCAGAAGATGCCGCGTTCCAGGCTACCGCTGGACGGGTCGAATCGGAGTAAGGCACTGTCTCGCTCCAGCCGGAGTGCGAGGACATGGTGTCGCCAGCAGCGTAGGTAGGCGAAGATGCGCCGTCAACCAAACCGATGTACCAGGCTGCTGTGTAAGCAGAACCGGCAAAATACTTGTCCAACAGGTCATTCTTACCTACAGTCACCACCAAGTTTTTGATTGGCTCTGACCACTTCAGATTGCCGTCCTTGTCGAAACAAGTCAACTCGTAAGAGCCGGTTACTCCGATGCTCTCATCCATAGAGGATTGACGCGAGATTGCTACGCTTGCAGCATCTTGACCATTGATACGCTCTGATTGCATTTTGTTCTCCAAAACTGGGAAAATTTTAACCGAAAGACTTGGCGCGTGACTTTAGAACGCCGCCGCTAGTCGCTCCGCGCTCGTCTGCAATTTGCAGCTCCTCAATACCCCTTTGGTACAGGCCAGCCCACACTTGGATTCTTGCGTCGTCCTGTAGGTAGGGTGCAGCCTGTAACAAAGAACCGTACAGGTACACGTCAGGCGCTTTGGTGAGCAGCCAGTTGGTGGTGTTGGAGTTTGATAGCTTGGCGAGCTTGCTGTAGTAGATCAACTCGCCCGTGTAGCTGGAATCAGGGATAGGGACAACGCGGAGTTGCGACCCGACTACGCCAAAGAACTTAGGCTTCCCGCTGGATGTGTACTGAGTCAGCAAGTCATCCAGGCTGTCAATGGTCTCAAACTGCAATGGACTGACGGGGTTTGTGTCCATCTTGAACGTCCGCGCCTCCAGGAAGTCGCCTGGCGTTGCGTTGTACTCGGCGTCGATGGTTGCCGTTGCGCGGGTAATCATCTGGGTGGTGCGCAGAGTGCGCTCCATCTGCGCTTCAGCAAGAGAGACAAAGTCAGTGATGGCAGACGTGAGATCGCTACGGTTGAGCCAGTCGGCCACCGAGGCTTTCAGTTCAGCGTAGGTGCTAAGTGCCATGCTCTGCCTTTTCCTTCTCGATGTCGCGCATCATCCAGGTGTGGTCGTGCTTGAATTCAAACGTCCCGATGTGGCCGATCTCTTTGCTCACGTCGTGGTCTATGTAGATTTTATACCCTGCCGCCTGCGCCTTCCGGCAGAAGAAGATGTCCTCACCGATGTAGCCGCGCTTGTCGGTGCGCCAGGGAGTCTCGAACCACGGCTCTGTCAGCTTCTCAAAGACGTTGCGCTTGATGAGCATTACGCCCATTCCGATGCTGCCAACTTCCTCGATGCCGGTTGACTCGGGCATCGTGTAGACCAATTCGCGCTCGCCATCTGGCCCGTATTTTTGGGCAGTCGGGCCTGTTGGAATTCTACGCCGAGCGCAGTTGGTTGCCACGATGTCCAGGTCATGTTTTAGCAGGCGCTCGACCATGTCCTGCGGGAACGTCATGTCTGAGTCGATGAACAGGATGTGGGTGCAGCCTTCGCGCATCGCATCTAGCGCTAGGTCAGCACGCTGGTTTTGTATCAGCGTGCCCTGCATGATTTTCAAACTCACTGCGTCTGTCGTGTTGAGCGTGTGGTAGCAGACCATATTCACCAGGCAGTAGGTGAAATTGGCGTGGACCATGTCACGCGCTGGGGTGCAGACTGCAATGTAGTTGTTCATACTTGTCCAGGTCTCGTTCTAAAAAATCTGTTGTCGGGGTCATTGAGCCAGCGTTTCATGTACGCCTGATCGTCCAGCTTACCCTCGGCCTTAAGTTGGTAGTAAACAGCCTCCGGAATGCTGGCGACGTGATGCCACTCGCCCTTCCAGTTTGCGCGCTCGTCTACCTTGTTGAAATCCGCCTTGTTTGCTTCAACGACTGCTGTGACATCCTGCTGAGTCTGAATTGTTGCCTGGCCGGTTTCATCGTTGAAATGCCAAAAACGGGTAATACCCGCTTCCTTGTTTTCGTCAAATATTCGTTTATTCATGCGTTAAAAAAGGGACCAGGTTGCCCTGATCCCTTCAAGTTGATTACGAAGTAATCAGGTCAGCAGCCAAGCCGTGGGCATCTTCTGTTAAGACCTTATGCCCGAATTCGATTAAGACCATTTTTTTGGTCGCGTCGCCTGTGGTCGCCAGATCAAGACTCTGATATGGACGCAGCACAACCATCTTGGCGTACTCAGGATCGAGTACCCATGCATCACGCTCACGCTGGAAACGGTTAGCGATAACGCTGACGTTTCCAAAGTCGCTGACGTAGATGTCAACCGCACCAATCAAAGTCGCAGGCTTCTCACCGCCGTTGATGTTGAAACGGCTTGATGCAATAACAGCAAATCCGCTGACGCGCTGCTTGTTAACAGGACCGCACATCAGAATCTTTGGAGTGCCGCCAGCAGTCCACACCTTCTGGATCACATTCTTGAGAATGGTCTCCGTAAAGGTGCGCACAGTACCGTCAGTACGGGCGCTGTTTGGCAGCGTGGTGTACGACGGGTTAGTTCCGTTGGTCTGCATATCGACGTTAGTCTTGATAAACGCACCCAGAGATGCAGTACCGCGTGCAACACTGGTGCTACCGGCAGCAGCCACAGCGCCGTTTAGCATGGTGAACTCTTGGTCACGCTTTAGCTCACTTCCGCGCTTCGCAATTTGATAGGCTAATTCTGAGCGACGCCCTGCCTTATTAACTACCTCTTCAGTGTTCGACAAGATGATAGTCTTGCGAGAAATCTGAGCATAGTTTTGCAGGCGAACAGTTGCGGTAACAGCATCAAAAGAGGAGACATCGTCGCCCTCAATCTGTTTATTGGCCGCAGCTGCGGAAAGGGTATCGGTCTGCCACTCAAACAGCGAGTTGCTGATTGATTCGCGTCCGATGTTGCTCATGTACGGTACATCTTCCGGTGCAATATTAGTTATAATATTGGAAAGATCTTCCCGAATACCTTTGGCGTCAAAGGTGGTAAATGTGTTGGTTACGATTGCCATAATGTTCTCACTTTAATAAAAGTTCAATTGCCGATGCCGCATCTTGGACGCGGCCACT